CAGTTTCAGTATCAGTACCGGTAACTTTAATCAGTTCGATACATCCCAAACCATGAGTATGGTCAATTAAATCTTTTAAATAATCTTTCATTTTATTCCTTTGTTAAAAATATTTAGGCATTCACATTACACATTATAGTGGAATATTTTGCAATAGTCAATAGCAATTTAACCGAATGTGAATAATTCATCAAACGTTGACTTCACATTTGTATTGCTTCTGATATCCCAATTCAATACTCCAAGCAAGTTATCAATCTTTTCGTCTACTAGAATCTTTTCCATTTCTGCATCATCAAATGGCAACTCACAGAACCAACTTGGTAATCTCATTTCATCAGTTGGGTACGCAATACTAGTAAAGCCTAATGGATTGTCTTTTAGTTTACACACTACAACCTTCATACCATCTACAATTTTCTGACTGTATTGGTCATTGTATACACGGCGCAGATAGTTATAGTTTAATGCAGCACGAACATGTCCGGGCATGTTTTCTCTACCCTTTGCACTCTTTGCTTCTAAGTCTCCGTAATATGTAAGTCTATTAACACCTTTAGGAGAACCTTTAGTCCAAGAGTCTTGTTCACTAAGTTTGTTTTTAAAAGTTTTTACAACTTCAATTACTTCTTCACGTGGTTTACCCTCTTGAATAACCATAGTCAATACGTTTAGTAAAAACTCCTGTACATACTTAGGAGTATCAGCACGTTTCAAGTCAAGCCCCATAGCTTTAATATCACCTAGATTACCGTTTTTATCTTTGCGTTTACCTTCTTTATCAAAGATATTGATAGCATAACGCTTTTTAGTGATAAAGATACTACGGTCACCTATCAGTTCTCTACCTGCTTTGATAATCTCACCATTCTTACGAGGTGCGTGAAATGCTCGTTCCATGAATCCGGGGAATGTTTCGTTTGCTTGGTCAGCAATACTATCATATAAACCGATACAAGTTTCTTTGTTCCATTCTAGTTCACCATTTGCTATTTGAGAACTAAGAGTAGGGTATGCAGTAAAGTAGCACGAGTCAGTATCACCATAAACAATAGCTTGACCATCATGTGAATACTCACCTGCGATTGTTTCATTGATGGTGCTCATCATGTGCCGTACAATTTGACGACCACTTAGTGTAACACTCTGACCAATACGCTTGTCATAGAATCTACAATGTTCATTCAACAATGCACCATACGCCGAGTTCAACAAAATCTTACGAACAAGTTGTCGCTTGTCCCAATAGTCCCTGTCTTCATCAGTAGTTGATTCTTTAAGTTTTTTCTGCATCACTTTACGATCACTATACCAACGTGAAAGTAATCCTGGAACTACGCCTTCTTTCTCGTATGTAAAGATTGTACCATTCGCACTTAGCATCCAAGGACGATGACTATCAAAGACCATCTTCCATATTTCTGCTGCACTCATTTCTTCACTGCGACCATCTTCAAAATCTACAGTGAGAATTGTTCCACGTTCTTGAGCCATGATTGCAGTATATTCTAATGCACCAAAAATGTTTTCCCATAGAATAGCACCAGTCACATCGTCATCACCATTTTTATAACGCTTTTTCAAACTTGCAAGATGTTTGCCCTTGTCAAGCATATACTTGTCTGTTAGCGTCTGTCTAACCTGTGCAACAATTGTTTCTCCTGCCATGTTGAGGGCACGAATAACCGAGGGATAGAGCGAGTTAATGTCAACGGCTCCGACATATTCGTGCATACCTTTTTTGGGCGTAGCAACAAAGGCACCTGCTGCTGGTTGGATTTCTTCTGCATTTTCATTCCTTTTCTTTTTGTCTGGTACTACCAACCCACGTTCATGGGCTTCATTAAAGATTGCCATTTCAATCATAGCCACTGAACCCATAACTGTTGGAAGCAGTACAGTGTTTTCGTGTGCTAGTTGATTGGCTAGTTCTAGGAACTTAAGTTTCTTGTGAATCTTAAACACCAACATCGTATCTTGTCTGTTATACGCAATAAACTTTTCAAAGTCATTGTTGTATAGTTGATCCAACGTACCTTCATACGGGATTTTATTCTCTCCTACTTCCATTTCACCAATCGCATCTAGCTTGTAGCTGTGACGGGATTCATAGTTGTATTTCTTGTAGAGTTGCAAATAGTCCATGTGAATACGACCGATTAAATCGTAAGTCATTTCTTTCTTACCAAATCGTTCATATTCTCTTGGCTTGGGTAATTGGCCCATCAAGCAGAACTTGCGTGTATCATCCTTGCTCATTACTCTTGTGACACGATTGACCATGTAGGGTATATCATATCCTTCTGAGTTCCAACCAGTCAATACATCAGCATCTTCAATGAGTTGGAAGAAAACATCAAACATATCCTTCTCAGTAGTGAAAAGCATACAGTTTTCAAATTCATTAGAAATTTCCTGTGCTGTCTCAGGTGACATATGCTTGGGAGCAATTACTAAAGTAATCAATTGATCTAGCCAATCTAAGTAACAACTGATAGCAGTTACTGGATTAAATGGATCAGTAGTAGGGCTGAAACCCTTTTCAGGATCAAAGTCTACTTCAATGTCAAAGAAGCAAGTGTGTAAACTTGGGGCATCAGCTTTCAGATAGTTTTCGCTAAGACAACGGAAGACTACATTGATATCGCTTTCAAATAATTTCTTACCTGAATGAATGCGTCTTTCTTTTTCAAATTCTTGTCGTTTGCGTGTACTAAAACGATTTACTGGGTCACCGTATATACTACGATGCTTACCCTTATGATCAGGATAGTAGAGTACATAGTTTGTGGGATATTCTTTGTATTGACGCTTTCCTTTCTGGTCACGTTCAACTACAAAAATTCTATCGTCATCCCTAGAATGAACCGCATCCACATAACTCAAAGTGTTTTGCCCACAGTTTCTAAAATTGTATTTAATTCTTCATGATCAGCATTTGTTTGACCAAGACTTGCTTTGTGTGCGACGGTAATTGCTTTCTTAAGAATACCTGGCTTAACTTCTAGTTCTTCTGCAATGGCTTTAACAGTATCACTTAGACCTTCACGTAGAGTATCAATCTCATGTAGGACTACCATTCCTTCATTCACTAATTGAACCAGTTTAGTTTTTTGCTCGCCTGTAAATATTTTTGATGTCATAAAAACTCCTTATAAAAATATAGTATACATGACCTGTGTAGAAAAGTCAAACATTTTGCTGATTTTCTACAATCTTCTTAACCACAGTATGTAGACCTGGGTTAATGTGTAATGCGTGAGGCATTAGTTGTGTTCTGACATAGTTACGCATATATTTGGTATCATCATTGCTATTATCGTGACACCATGTGATATCTTTGCGTTTGCACCAGTCGGTGAATTCACTTTTGTTTGTAGTTAGAAATGGTCGAACTACATTGTTTCTTTTTGATGGGATAACTTTTGGTCTACCATGAATAGATGACCAAAGATATGTTTCTACGCAATCATCCAAGTGATGTGCAGTAATAATTGGGCCCAATGAATCACCAATACTATCTAAAAAGTCATATCGTTCATTGCGCCAATGTTCTTCTGTACTAAGTTCTTTGGGTTTAGTGTTTTTAATCATGCCAATCACAAGTGGAAGACTGCGTTCAGTACAAAATTTAGCAACAAATTCAAATGCCTGTTCACTATTCTCTGTTCCATGATGGAAGAAAGCACACGTTACTTTATGTTTGTGAGAAAGAAAGTCTGTGATAGCGACACTATCAACGCCACCACTAAGTGCGACAACGATATCTTTTGGCAATGGAAATAGTAATTTCAGCATCTATGCATTATAGCATAGAAATAATTTTATTGAAAGATTTCTGGGTGATCTTTACCAAATATTTTCATGGCTTTGCCCGCTGTCATATCTGCTAGCATTTCAATTGGGCTACCGGGATAGCTGTCACCCGGCTTAATCATATTCAATTCACCCTGACGTACATGGGTTAGTTCGTGATAAACGGTACGCATAATATCAACCATGTTACGGTTAGCAACATATACCCAAACACTGTTATCTTGTTCACTGTGTCTACCTGTGTGGTGACCCGCTTGTGCTTCTTCGGTATCGTAACTGAATTCAAATTTGGGTGTAGATTTTAATTTTAGTTCTTTACTAGCCCACTGTATGAATTTCTGCATTATTGGATTATCTGCTAAGAAGTCTGGTTCACTATCTTCTTCGTCAAGTTTACCTTTAACCCAGTTATCCGGAGTTCTATGAAATTTTTTCACAAATAAGTCATGCAATGCTTTGCCACTAATGCTATGTTTAGCAGCTACTTGTTGCATTAATTTGTCAATAGTAGTATAGTCGTGTTTAGCCAATGACGGTAGACGTTTAGCTAGCTCCATGGCTGCGGATTCAATAATGATGTGTTCTGTTAGCATCTAGTATTTATCAAAATATGCTCACTTCGTAGTCTGCGGTAGCGAATCGCTTTCTACGCCCAGCAGCCGGGCCACACGGTCCTAAGGTAGGTGTGTTCTTACCAAGAACTTTCTTTAAGTTCTAAATTATGTGTATCAAATCTTTTTAATCTAGCTAAGAATTCATTTGTTTTTTCTGTAACAACTCCGGTAAGTTGAAATGTAACTCTAGGAGTATGTCCGGCATTTGCAGTAGAGTGGGGTATATTCTTCCAGTCAAATGTAGTAACATCACCGGCATGCCATTGTTGATGCAAGTAGTTACCATAACTCCAAAAATGACCCTGTTCCCAATCAGTCAATGCAATCTGGATACGCATTACCATCCACGGCGTTTCAGGTGCCCATTTCTCTAGCTTGTCTAAGTGCAAATTCCAGACTTCACCCGGCATCTGTACATGTATACGTTCCATACAATCACCTAATGCAAATAACTCACTAATTTTTTTTAGATTGGGAGTTATCTCCCAGTTCAAGTGTGTGATTTGATAGTCAGCCCCATATCCAAATCTTTCTAGATCATAATCTTCGCTAGATAGTTCTTCTTCTGACCTTGCTTTACCCACCTGACCACGTGTGCGCCATGTTGCTGGTTTAGCTGTTTTTACTGCATGCGCTACATCTTCGGTATAGTCAGCTATGATTTTACCTAATTTAATTACTTTATCAACTTGAGTGTCATTCTTAAAGTTATCAAAATGATAATTACTTTTTTGTTTGCTTTGGTCCCAACTACTTATCATATTACAGTTACCCTTATGTTTGATGCCCCGTAATTCTGTTGATATTCAACTGGGGGTTGTTCTATATTTAACATAGTACAAAGCATGGTATTATTTAATGGATTCTTACCAAAGTATTTCATAGTAGCAGTAACTATGCCTGTATTTTGTTTTCTTATGATAGTGGCCATTGTGCGTAAATCTACATAATACTCATCATATTTAGGATATGTAATATTAAAATGACCACACTTTACCCACCATCCTAAACATGCATCATCAGTGCGATGTACAAGAATGATAGGACAATCAGGCCAACATGCTTTTAAGAAATTAATATTGTTGGCAAATATGTGACTTTTGATGATACGTATACCATCGCCAGTGAATGCGCTATCAAATATATCTTCAAGTGCATCTTTGCTTAGTTGAAACAAATCAT